CAAACGGCATAGACTGTACATCCATACAGTACTTTGAGTTTGCCGTGACCCTTCCGCCCTTCGCTCCTCCAACGCTCACTGAACTGCGCGAGTGGTATCGGCTGCACGGAGAAAATGAGGATCTGAAACGCCTGATACTTGAAGTCCAGCACTCTCGCGAGCTGCTCGCGCATCTGCATTGGCTGCTCCAGAAAGCGACGCGCGTCGCAGAGCGGGCCGAGTTCGGACGGCTGACCGGTGAGGACGCGCCGCTGCGCGCCGCTGATACTGCGGTGAGTGCGGAGATGCGCCGAATAGGCCCGATAGGAGGAAAGGGGAAGCCTGAGCACTGGCGGCCGACGCCGCGGTCTGCAGCGGACATTGCGCCGTTCTCAATTGACCCGGACGACCCGGCAGACCGCGCCGCGCTCGTCATCGCGCGCGGGCATCAGCGCCGGCGGTAACGGCTATTTCGCGACCGTCGGTTTCCAACCGCACTGCTTCGCACCAGCAAGGTTATGCGCCAGAATCGCCTTGGCCGTCTCGTCTGTCAGCACGTCCCCCTTGCTCACGTAGATTGGCTTCGTCCAGTCGCACGCTGTATCAACGAACCGGGTCTTCACCTGCACCAACGGTTCCGCGACCGGCGTCTTCGCCTGGCCGGCTCCATTCGCTGCGCAGCTGATCAGCAGCGGCACCAGCGGGCAAAGTAGCAACGTCGTTTTCCACATCGGTTCGCTCCTTTTGTGCGGTGGCGCCCTGCTGGGCGGCCGCCGCGTTCGCCTGGGCCTCGGCGTCGCGCACCTCGGCGGTTTGGGTTTGCGCCTGCGCGGCGCTCGTTTGAGCTTCGGCCACCTTCTGGCCGGCTGCCGCGACTTTGGATTTCGCGCTCCAGTGCGTGAGCAGCGCGGCCACGCCGGCGAGCGCTGTCAGAATCCACGGCCCGAATTGAAGCAACAAAGCGATCATGCTGAGATCTCCCCGCCGGCGGCCACGAACGCCGCCTGCAAATGTTCAAGCTGGTTTTCGTGCTGGCCATAGCCGGCACCCGGCAGGCTCGCCCACACGTTCGCGCACTTCGCGATGGCGAGCTCGAAGCGGCCGGCGTCGATGTACGGCAGCGCGCCGTGCTCGCGCAGCTGCTGCAGCGCGTAGCGGTCCTGCGAGATCGGCGAGAAGTCGCGCAAAAACATCTGCGCCTTGTAGATGCGCCACCACCGATACAGGATCTGGTAGCGCCCAGCCGCCGTCGAGCGCAGCGCGGCGTTGAGCACGTTCGGGTGGTCGGCGTAGCTCTTGAACAACAGCGGCTTTGCCGCGGTCGCGCCGACCAGCACGTTGTAGCCGTCGTCGCTTCGCGCGAGCAGCGGCGCGCCGATCTCGCTCACCGCGATCATGTCGAGAAACGCGAGCCGATTCTGGCCGCCGGCTGTGCCTGCATCAATGCGTGCCATCGTCGCCCTCCCTCGGCATGCGCCGCACCGACGTGTAACGCAGCGCGAGGAATGTCGCGCACAGGATCGTGTAGCTGATCGCCTGCTGCACGCTATGCGGCAGATACTGCTTCAGGTCGTCAGGCATGCCGTTCCACGTCTCGCGCAGCACGGCGCCGAGCGGCGCGACAACCGCGACGGCGCCCGAGAAAATGACCGTGCCGCGTGTGTGCAGCTTCTGCCAGCCGTCGGCTAGCGTGATCCTCAGTTTCATTTGGTCCACCCTCGCGTTTCCGGACGCACGCCCGCGCGATCGTAGAGAAGCCGGTCCAGCTTTTCGTTGATCGACTTGAGCTGTTCCTTGTTGTCGGACTTCTGCTCGCCCTGCTCCTTCTCGACGTGGCTCGCTCGGTCCTCCAGGCTGCTGATTCGCCGGTCGAAGCTCAGGTACAGGCCGAAGCCCGAACCCAAGCAGCCGGCCAGCAACGCGACCAGCGTCATAAGCGTCGGAATATTCACCGACCTGTCGAACGACCATTGCCGCCCTTCACTTCGCAGCACCGCCCCCGGTTGCCGTTCTTGTGTCACGCATCTCTCCTTTAAAATCTGCCCGACAATAAAAAGCCGCCCGAAGGCGGCAAATATCCGTGCTGGTCGAAACTTGATTCTTAGGCTCTACCCCGGCTCGCGCGGCCTCCAGCTTCGAGCGGACGCGATGCTCAAAAGAAACTTTGTTTTTAGGCTGTGCCCCTCCTCGGGCTGCCCGCTGCGCGCTTATGCGCCTTGAGAACTCGGCCTCCTGGCGATTACGCTCGTGCTCCCAAAATTTCTCCGCCAGGTCGACAATGTCTGGCATTAGGGGACGCGCTCGTGCATTCATAAGTTGTCGCTCCTTTAGAGCGGTGCAATAGTCTGGTTGAAGGTATCGACGCCGGTAATTGAGTGCCCCAACGCAGCGGTACCAAGACGTCCGTTTTGTGCCTCTGTGACGATGCCGCAGTTAGTCGCTGAAAACGAATATATCTGCGTAGGCGTGACCTGCGTGTCGCCCACCTTATTGAAGGTGACTGAAACCTCCTTCAGATTTTCGACTGCAATACTCGCCTTATAGCGCGACGTCGTGTTAGTGCCATTTTGATTGTTGTTGATGCTAAAGCAGTTGCTGATAGAGCCGATCACATCGTTGGCTTTACCTGGGCCGTAAACCAGAATTCCTGCCTGCTGGGCCAACCGAGTCGTCACGTTCTTAACGTCAAATATCTGGGGCACCGCCGCAGCCGCAAAATTCAGGAATACACCATGAGTAGGCGATTCGCTGTTGTCGATGCCATCAATCACCGTTTGCTTGGCACTCGCAGAATTGATATACAAGGCGACGCCTTTTAGATTCTGAATGTGAATACTTCGAAAATAACCTCCCGCATTTCCGTCGACCCTGAATAACGGTGAGACCGTGCTGCCGTCGCATAAAAACTCGACTCCCTCGACTGAGAGATCGACGTTTCCGACGCTGATTGCTGGAAGGCTGATGATGGCAACCGGTCCAGCAATCGCTACGTCAGACACGACGCTAACGTTCGAAATCTGGATCTTCCCGCCGAGCAGACCCGTAGCCGTCGAATATTGCTGCGCTATCTGAAGATCGATTGGCGCATCGTTGACGTTCGCGACGACGTCCAATAGGTGCAGTTCAACATCAGCGATCGTGATAGAACATCCCTTCGGGTCACGGAAATAGACGCACCGACCAGCTGGTGATGCCATCGGCAGATAACCTGAGAAAACCTGCCCGCCGCGAAGGGTGACATTGTTACCGCCAAGAAAGACTCCTCCATATACGGTATTGTCCGTGAACTCGCACCAGTCATTGCTGCCATGCATATCCAGCGCATGCGTCGTAGCGCTGCTCGCCGTGCAGTTATGCACCCCACAGAATCGGTTTGGAATGCTGCCAGTGACCGTCCCGCCTGTTAGCGTGACACAGTGGCGCGTGGCTTGCATGGTACTGTCGGAGACGTGACAATCCCAGCAGGCAATCATCGACACAATGTAGTCTAGCCCCACATCGGCGCTGTAATCGTTAGAGGTTATATCGGTGACCTGACATTCGAAACAGCGTCGCAGGTCGATCTGTGCGCGATTTGCGCCCTGCACCGAAATTCCTGAAATGCTGCTGCGGTACCCGTTAAATAAAAGGAGTCCGCTTTCGATCTGGGCAGTGGCCGCCGTCGTGTTGGGAGGAAACACAAATTTCCCCTTCCCATTGATATTGACGGTGTTTGTTGCCCACGTGGACGCAAGGATGTTCGATCCAGCCTTATACGAATCGAACGACCGCTTCTCGTTGGTAACAGTATTGCCCGTCACCGACATTGCCCGACAAAATTCGCCAGCCAGATAGTATTCGCGATCAGTCTTATTCAGCCAGCTGAATGGGGTGTTGTTCCAGACAATGTAAATCTGCCCCGGCACCAGTGCTGGTGCACTGGCAAATGAAAAGGTTGAATCGCCCTTCTTGATGTCGGTCCCGATCGTCGGCAGGGCCGTCATCCCGCCAGTATCGGTGCCGATAGTGAATGCTGCGTCGGCTGTGACTACCCCACTCAAGTCGAGGATAGCCCCCGCTTCGATTTCGAAGTTGAGAAATGTTCCGTCGGGAAATGCGATTGCGGTATTGCAGACATAGTGACCTTGCGTAATGATGCCCTTCCTGCCGCGCAGCGCCGAAAAGAAGGCGACAACGGAGTTGCTATCGTCCACTCCGTCTCCTTTCGCACCGAACTGGCGGATGCAGATGGCCCCGATGACGTCCATCTGCCAGCCCGCACCGTCCGCCGTTACGATCTGCGTACCTCCGTTCTCCCACCCGTCTGGCGCGGTGTCAAATGCCTTGAAGTATGCGCCGCCACCACCGTCGCCGGGTCCATAGTACCCAGTAACAAACGCACGGTTATATACCGACTTCGAAAGGCCTCTAAGTGCCGAGATCGAATCAACCACGCGAGCGATTCGACTCGTAAATTCGGATGGAGGGATGCCCTGATAGACGCCGACTTTACCCGCCGCCAGGTCCGCGCTGATTGTGGTCGACGTGTGCGCCACGAGGACCATATATGCGACGCCAGACTCGTCGGTATATACGTCCTTGAAGTTGTAGGCGGTACCTGCCTCCCAACCACCGCGAAGAGTAAATGCCGCAATTTCGTTAACCGCGTTAGCGACGCTGCGGATAATTCCGCCTTCCGTCATTACGGTGGCTGCGGCATCCCCATGAATCACGGCGTGCATCAGCCCCGAGTCGATATGCAGACGCGCGAGATCGGCCAACAGTTGGCTGCTGGAAGTGCTCATCGAGAACCCCTAAAAATGAAAAAGCCGCGCGGTGGCGGCCAAAAAACAGTTTGCTCGGCTAGTGGTTGCCGCCTGGATCAGGGGGTGGAGGCTCCGGAGTAACTGGCGTCGAATCGGAGGTGTTGCCCCAAAGGTCCGTGACGCTCAGGTAGTAGGTAGTTCCCTCTGTCGCCGTGACGGATCCGGCGGACGAACTCTCGTATACGACTGGTCCTCCTGCCGAGTCTTGACGGATCAGGTACTTGTCGATGTCTTGAGCAGAGACGGCGTTGATATATAGCAGGCCGGTCCCGTCTCCATTTGGGTAGTAAGTAGCGGTCGGCGCTGGCGGAGGCGGCTTGGTGACTGTGATGGTCGCAACGGAGGGCGACGATCCAACTATGTTCTCTTCGGTGACGTTGAACGTCACCGACGGCGACACGGCGTTATTTGCACGCGCGGTGTTCGCATCCCACGTGATAACGTAGTTCGTCGTGTCGTATTCCAACCTGGCTACACCGCCTGTCACCACTTGAACATGGCGAAAGTCGCCTCTGGCGTTCGACACGTTGATATTCATGGTTCCACCGTTGAACGGCGGATTTTGCAACGTAAGTGTCGGTGCCGCCGGCGGGTACGTTACGTCAGCAATCGTGCCAATCCAATAAGCCCATGGGCCAGCCAGCGTACCGATACCGCGGGCGCGAACCTGCCAAGCGCCAGCACCAAGGTTCGCGTTGACTGACGGCAGCGAGCCAACGCCCAGCGGCGTCCATGTTGCGCCACCGTTCTGCGACCCTTGAAACTCATACGACGAAGCGCCCGCCGCGGGCGTGCAAGAGACCACAGACAGGCCATTCGTGGGCGAGCCAATCACCGCCACCGAAGCAACGATCGGAGCATCGGTGATCCCTGGCAGCAGCGAGGCTGCTGGCGGCGGCGGTGCAGATCCCGTCGTCTCGACTTCCTGAACGGACGCGGCATAGTTCACCATCACCACATCTACCTGCCCGTCGCCCTTTGGCGTCACACTGAGCACCTGACAATCGAGACCGCGGCGCTCGCCTGGGCCGAACTGATAGGCGGTCGGCTCTTCGTCCGTTCCATCAGAAATGTACAGGTCGGGCGCGCCGGCCACGATAGCCGTGAAATCGTCGTCGCCCTGCGTCACGACATACGGGCCGTCCGCTGAGCCGTCGCGCCGGCGGAACGCCATATAGTGGGTCTGCCCGGCAATCCACTCCAGTGGCTCTGAAGTCGTCACGGTGCCCGCCGTGTAGCTCTGCACGAGGCCAGCCAGTCCCCACGCAGGCACATCGTGCGACACCGGAACCAGATCGCCGTAACGCGGGATATAGCCCTCCATCTCGGTCGTGAGCGTGATATTGCGGCGTCGATCGCGATTCGCCGCGGCGAGCCGCATGCCGAAACGCCACGCCTGATCGCGGCTGGTACAACCGAAGAGCTGCACAGTGGCCGGCTTGAGCTGCGTGCCGCCGGCGAGCACGCACGGCACATCCATCGGCTGGAATGTCACGTCGTCGGTGTATTGGACGACCACATAGTCAGGCGAATCGTAGCTCTGGAACGAATACTCGATCTTGAGAGAGTTCGCGACGATATTGCTCGGCGTGAACATGGCCGTTCGGATCGTTTTCGCTTCGTCGCGCACGATGTCGATGACCCCGGCGTAATACACCGGCATCGAGTTACCCACGTTCGCAATCTGCGTCAGCGCATCCCAAAGCGTGCTGGCCGTGTCGAACACAGCGTCGAAGGTATCGCCGCGTGCGGACCACGTCGCGTCTAGCGTCAGCAACGTATCGAGATTCAACCGGCTATCCGGCAGTCCGCGCCCGTATGTGGTGTTACGCACGACGTCCGCAATCGCCCACGCCGGGCTTCGGGTTGCGGTTGGCGCCGACCAGGACGAGCCATTCCAGATCGGAAGCTTGCGGGTTGCGATGACGTTGATCTGCTTCGCCGTGCTGCTGTTCAGGTTGTTCGTCGCGCGGATGATCATCGCAAGCAGTGTGACGTCGCCGTAATAGTGCTCGCTCGGCAGATAGGCCCGCATTCCCGACCACTCGACCGTGTTCGCCGTGCGGGAGTCGGTGTTCTTATCCCCTACACGCTGGGCGCGCACCTGATAGCGGCCGGCCGGCACGAGGTAGCGATTCGACAGCATCTGCGGCTGTATCGTCGCCATCGTGATCGTGGTGTTCGTGAGGTCGAACCAGTCGCCGATCGCAGTGCCCTCGTCATTTATGAGTTGGGCCTGAACCTGATACTGAACGGAGGTGCTGGACGGATTGCCATTGTCGTCGGCATGAAACAGACCACTCGGCAGCGCAATATCGATACCGATGCAATTCGCTGCGGTAGCCGCCGGGTTGGCAACGAACGGACCTATCCATGTGGTCCAGTTGTCAGGCGCATCATCAGGCTTTTCATTCGCGCCGAGAAGTTCAAGGCCCGAGACATCCGAGCTCGTCACGACGTTGTCGGGAAACAGAGTCCCCGCTCCATTCGGCGGGATGATCTCGTATTCGACCTCGCCATACGACGAGATGTCGGTGTCGCCGATCATCACCTTTTCGACGTCGATCTCGCCTTGGCTGATGCAGAAAAGCTGATAGAGGTATTGCTGATTTCCGATGTTCTCGACGTATGGCTGGCTCGCGAAGTCCGGATAGACACGATAGCGTCCGTAGAGCACAGGGATAGGGTTCTGCAGCCGAGCGGAGTTCCCTTGGGCACCGATGGTGTACGTCGGACTGGCTGCCGTAGCCGACATTGAAGACGGCGCGCGCGCAGGCGGCACGAGCGCATTCACCAGGAACGTGCCGGCTATCATGACGCCCGTCGATATGATGGCAGCGGCCGTCGCCGTCGTCGTACCTATCGCGGCGGCCAGCGAAACCGCATAGTATTGCTGCGTTATGATCGCTGCGGCTATAACGACAATCTGAAGGAGCATGGTCAGTGGGTTCGAGCCACCGCCGCCCTTCGGCAAAGCTGCAATCGTTACCACGTCCCCGTCTCGAATCGGCCGACCCCAGTCGCACTGAAGAACTGGCTTTCCGTTGATCATTGGCACGAACGCGTGCAAGCGCTTCATCGACCGACCGCGACCCGAAACTACCCCTCTCCGTCGAAGCAGCGTATCGAGACGAACGCGCCGACGAATCGGTACGATTTCGCGATTCAACTGCGGGCGGAACGGATCGCGGCAGTGAACCAGGGTTGCGTTAAACATGGAATCGGTAGAATTTAAGTTTCGAGAAACCAAGCAGGCGCAGTGTCGCGCGCGGCGACCAGATCACGCCCACGCGCTCCATCGAATGCAGGACACCGCCGCCTTCAAGGTCGAGGAACACACCCACATGCGGGTCATCGCCGCCGCGCATCAGCACGCCAGCGCCATGGAACGGCTGGTCTGCGATTTCCCACTCGCGAGAATTCATCCGCTCGTCGTACATATCGCGCACGACTGCGCCGAACTCAGTCACATCCGGGACGATCTTTCCAAAGTGCTGGGCCTGCACGTGGCGCAATAGCCCCCAGCAATCGAAAGCGTCGGGACCGCGCGCACCGGCCGACCATTGCAGCCCGATGTATCGGTTGATGTCTTGAGGTTTCATATCGAAATAAAAAAAGCCAGCTCGAAAGCTGGCTTTTAAGGTGATGAGCGACCGCGTCTATTTAGAGCAAACCTCTGCCGGTCGTCCTTCGACAAATTTTTTCCAGGCCGCCACCGTGGCGTCAGCGTTTCCCGCGCTCCGGCGCACCCGCAGATCGACATGTGTCATGCTGTTCGGAGATTCAGTAAAGTCCGCGCGCCCAAGCACGAATCCAGATCGCCCACCGGTGGCATCACCGATATACAGGTCGCAAATTGCCGCTCCTGAAGAAGTTGTGAGGCAGTCTGGAATCCCGTAGTGAACGACAAACAGAGCGCCGCTGCTTGTCGGCCCACATTGACGAAGGCCGCTCCTGAATCTGGTTACAACCTCGGCCTGGCTTCCCTGTACGCTCAGGGCTGTTCTATAGAATGCATCGTCGGTCAATTGACCCGGCGGCGTATTAACGCACCCGGTCAATATGTTTGCGGCGATGACACACGCGATCAACGGCTTCACTCGAAACCTCCGGATGGATGTGAGACCGTAGAATAACCGAGGTCACCTCAACAACCCTGGAAACCGATCGATGGTGTAATAGCCGCCGACCGTCGCCGGGAATCCCCAGTTGTGCACGTCGTTCAGCGTGGCGGTTCCAGTTACCTGAAACACGTCGACCGTGACGTTCGTCAGCAGCATGTTGATAGGCGGATCCATCTGCGGTTCGCTCAGATCAGAATATAAGTACGGGCGGTACGTTACTTCGATTGGGGCTGTCTGCCCGATCGCCTGCTCGAGATGCGCCGTGACCTCGCGGCTCACGTTGTCGAGGGTGATCTGCAACTGCGGAATCTGCCCCTCATCGAAGCCGGGCAGCACGAAATCGAATGCCGCGCCTATGAACGTTACTGCGGCGCCAGGGTTCAGGGGCGCGGCAGCTTCGAGTGTCGCGACGATGTCGTCATACCCGCGGACAATGCGCACGGCGGTCGGGTTGCCATTGTCATCCACGAACGCCGGGTGACGAATTTCGATCGTGTCCAGCACAACGTCGTCGACCGGATTGGCGGCATACGCTTCCTTAAGCGCCTGTTCGTAGAGAGTCACCATACGAGCGGTCCCGGCAATTCGACGTGAATCAGTTTGTGCAGGTCATTCGATACAGCGTGAATGACGTCCTCGCCAAAGTCGCGAAGAGCGATGTATTCGTCAGGCGTCGCAACCGGCATATTGATGGTTTCGAGTGTCGCCGAAACCTTCCACCAGCCCTTGTCGATGATGTCGACCTGATACGAATCGATCAGCCGCGCCTTGACGTTCTGCAGTTCGAGCCCATTGGCAAGCTTAGCCATGAACCAACCGGCACCGTCGGTCACCTCGTAGTGGAAAAAGCCCTCCAGTAAGGCAAGGTGCTCCTGATCGAGAGTCCATGTCACGGACACTTGAGTCGGTATGCTGATAAACCGCCGGCGCTGCCGAGCAACACCCGAATCCATGCTGGTTCGGATAAACGGCGCTTGTGCCTTGTACGAATAGCCCGATACGGTCGGCGCCGGGAGACGATCCGGCCACGATGCGATAGCCATTATCTGAACCTTGGAGTAAGCCCGAAACGCTGCGACAGCGCCTTGCTAGCGCTCCCCTGGCCGCTGCCGAGGTCGCCCGCGATTTCGTTCTTGGCCTGATCGATGATGAGGCGAATGAATTTCTTCCCGCTGGCGTCCGTCGATACCTGCGGCTTCTGAACCTCGGACGATCCGTTATTTACGACCTGGATAGAGACATCACCGCTACCGCCGGATGTCACACTGGAAGCGGCGCCCACATATCCACCGCTCGCAAACTTCGCTAGGCCATTGATGCGGCCACCGTTATTGATCGCCTCGAGCAACGATCGATGTTTCGCGGTTTGCTGGGCGTTCACGATAAATTCGCCGTTCGACGCCATGAGGTGGATACTGTCACTCGTGCCGGTACCTGGACCCGAAATCGCGCCCCCTAAAGCCTTGAACAGAACCGGGCTGCTCGGTGTGTAGTAGTTGCCGCTCGACACCGCTAGGCTACTTGAAGTGCTAGACCCTAGGCCACCGGCGAGAGACGTCGCCGCCGTCGAAAACAGACCCGACAACCATGACGTTGCACCGCTCGTTGCTTGGGCAATCGCAGCGCGCGCCTGAATGCGCACGATGTCCGCAATGATGCTAGTCGCCAGACTGCTGAAGCTAACCTTGCCCGTTGTCACGAAGGTGACGAACGCATCCTCCATACCCTTAGCCAAATCGGAAACGGTCGAACCGACCTGCTTGAAGCTGTTCGATGCTTCTTCTGCATAGTCGGCCGCAGCTTTCTCCGCTCCGGCAAAGCCATCAGCATTCAGCTGCTTGATCTGGTCTGTCGCCTGCGATTCGAGCGCGAGACGCCGGCTCTCATATGCCTGCAACGCGGTAATCTCGTCGTCGTACTGGGTCGTACTGATCTTGTTTTCGGTCAGCGACTTCGTGAGAGATGCATACTTCTCGCTGTAATCCTTGGCCGCCGCTGACGCGCGTGCGAGATCATCCGCATCAGTCGCGCCGAGAGTCTTGCCCTGCAACTGCGACGCGATAGCGTCGGCCCGCGTCTGAAAAGCGGTGTTCAGCGCATCGGTGTAGGCCTTCGTTGCTGCGCTCTCCTTCGCCTGCAGGAGAGCGGTGGCGTCGGCAGTGTCCTGGTCGTTCTTCGCGATCAGTGCCTGAATCGCCTTCTTCTTGCCCTGCCACTCTGTGAGCGCCTGCGCTTGCTTCTTGTGCTGCGCCAACTCTATTTCCTGATCCGCGATCTTCAACTCATCGGCATAGCCAGCCGCGCGCGCGTCGTGTTCCTGCTGAATTGCCGTCTGGGCATCGATAATGCCCTGCTGCTGCAGGGACTTGATGTGGTCGACGCTGGCCCCGATGAGTTTCTCGCGAGCGTCAAGCTGCTCCTTCAGATCGCGCATCTGTGCATTGAGCGCGTCCTCGTTGATCTTCTTGGGCGAGTTCTGACCTTGCGCGTACGAGATCGTACCGGTGGGCGTCGCAGCATGCGCGGCGACAGGCGCGGTGTTCGACCAGAGTTTCGCCATGAAGTCTGCGTATCCGGCGCCCTGCTTCTTCAGATTGTCGAATCCAACCTGAGCCGATGCCGCAGCCAATTTGAATTGACCAGTCAGGCCATACCCGACGACCGTCGCCAGCGTTGCAACCACCTCAGATGTCTGCTCGAATCCGACTACCAAGGTCGCTACAGCACTGGCCGCAGATTTGATAATTACGCCTACGCCGTTGTAAAAGTCAACTAGGAGCGGTTTGAGCGCAACGTTATCTCCCATCGCCGCCGTCAGATTCAAAATAGTCGGAATCAGTGCGGTTTTGGCAGTCAGGTTTGCTGCTTCCATCTTTTGCTGACTGAGTTCGAGCTGCTCCTTGAATGCCGATAGCTGAGCGATCGTGTCACCGCCAAGCACCGCACCCGCGTCCTGCGCTGACTTCGTTAGCGCGTCGAGCTTCTGGCTACCCCCGTCGAGCAGCGGAATCAGATCAGCGCCGGCAGACCCAAAGAGTTCAGTCGCGACCGCAGCTTTGGATGCACCATCCTGCGCGCCTGCAAAGGCATCGGCCACGCGGGACAGCACCTGATCGGGCGACGCCGATTTTAGGGTGTCCAATGAGATGCCCAGCGACTTGAAGGCCGCTACCGCATCGTTATTTCCGTGGAGTGCTTCATTTTGGGCTTTGCCCAGCGATGCCAGCGCATCCGACGCATCTTTCGTCTTGACGCCAACCGTGCCCGCCGCGAATCCGAAGGACTGAATGCTGTCCGTCGACAATCCGGTCGACCTCGAAATCTTCTCGATCGTCTCGCCGTATTCTGCGAGTGCTTCCGCAGCATGTACCGTCGTAGACACGGCGCCAATCAGAATGCCCACGAACGCCCCGGCCGTCAGAGCCGTCTTATTGAAGATCAGCGACATCGCATCCGTGCGCTCCGCAAGCACCAACATCGAGCCGGCGAAGTTCTTGATATTGCCTTGGGACAACTCGTGAGCAAGCACGACGAGTTCACGCCGTGCGCTGGCCGAGTCCAAGCTGAATTCGTGCGTCGCGCCACTTGCCTTCGATGTGGCCGCGGCCGCCGCTTCAATCTTTGCAATTGATGCCTCGGCGGCGGCGGATACACCGAGTTGCGCGGCCTGCATGCGCAACAACTCAGTCCGAGTTTTACCGGCGGTGTCCGCCTGGCGGGTCAAGCTGTTCATGAACGAGTTAATCGAGCGAACGCTTGCGTTGCTTCCGTTTGCCGTCGCTTCGGCTACTGCCTCCTGCGCAGCGGCGATACGACGCGACGCCGCCTCATTGCTTTCGGCAAATGCTTGAGCAGACCGGGCAGCCTTGGAAAGCTCGGCCGTATAGCCGCTCGCGTCTGCCGTGACGCGCGTTACGTTCTCATTTGCCACCGGCAGCCCCTTGAATTGCCTCGTTCAATACTTCGTCAACGGCCTGAGCCGCTGCGCTTTTCTTTGCGTCGTATGCGGGACGCTTGAATGGATTGGCCGCCATCTTCGACGTGCCATATTCGATGAAGCGCAGGTAGTAGGCTTCTTTCGTCCACGTCACGATGTACGAAGCGATGACGCCCGGCAGCGACTTGTCCGCTTCGTACGCGATGATTAGGCTGTCTCGTCCTTTACCGGTCCTCACTGGCACACGGAGCTTTTCCTCGTCGAGAAAGACACGCGCACCAGCCAGTGCAGCCTTGCGGAGGATCGATTCCGAAACAGCCAATTCAAGATCGCGCAGCCCTGCAGTCAGGGATTCTGGGTTCATCATCTGCATCGCCGCTTTCGCCACGCTATCGCCCGCCAAAAAGTGCCGCGCACAAAAGCGCCGACTGCGCCTTGGGATCGTCAAGCAGGATCGGCTCCGAGTTACGATCGCCCAACCGGTCTGACGACCAAGGCACAAACTCCAACAGGCTAAACGGATCGGGAGCCTTCGTGCGGTCTCGATTGATATTTGCCAACATCGAGAGGATCGACCCCGTTCTGAGATCCTCAACGCCAGAGCCCCATCGCTCCAGTTCGTAAAATGCAACCCAATCAGTGAATTCGGCGCTGTCGATTTCCCTTTGCGCCCGACTGACCGACATGCCCAATTGGAGCGCTAGTCGATGCCAGAATCGCCGCTCGTGGCGGCTCCGGAGTTTTTTACTGCGGCATCCGCAGCAGCAGCACCGATCTTGTTGAGTGCCATCGACGCCTCAGCAATCCGCGTCAGCACTGCTGCGCTCTTCGTCTGGAGTGCCGCGATGTCGTCAGCGCTAAACACTAGAGCGCCAGAATCGTCAACCACCGTCGCGGCCACAAGTGCCGCCTCAAAGAACGATGTCTTTTTGTTATCGACAAGAGCAGCCTGCAGCGTGTCGCGCGCAGCGCCGCTCATCATTGCGATACGCACGGTGCCGCCCCATTCAGGAACGTCGATGTCTTGGGTCTGGACGTCAACGGCGCCGAGGATCTGATTACGGTTCAGCATCTCGTTTAGCCCTCCGCCGGAACGTCGGTCACGTCGCCGGTGATCGTGAGCGCGATCGTGCCGGTGAGAACCGTGTCGGTACCGCCAGCGAGCGGGAACGTCTTCACGTAGGCGGCGAACGTCTTGGCCGAGCCATCGGGCAGCGTGAGCTTGTACTGCTTGACGGTCTTGGCCTTGCACGAAGCGAGCATTGCGGCCTGGCCGGCGTCCGTGTAGTTGATGTTCGCGTCGAGCGAGAACGAGCCCCAGTCCTGCAGGCCAAGCCGCTTTTCCTTCGCGACGGAATTCAGATCGGTCACGTCGATTTCGGTCGCCGATCCGTCGAAGCCGGAATAGCTTTTGATGTTGCCGACATTCGTCCACGTCGGCGTACCTGCTCCATCCGCGGCGGTGTCGACCGAGAAAGTGCTGCCCTGCGACGAAATTGCGGTGCTGGTCATGGTTTCACTCCTGATACCAGATTGAATAGTCTTGTCGACTGCCGTAAAGCTTCGTGTCGTCTTCGTAGACGCTCACCGGTGCGCCAATCGGCGTGCCGAGAACAGGCGCGGCAGTCAGCGCAGCGCGCACCTGTTGAATGATGGTCGCCGCTTCGGGGCGCGTGGTTGACCACACTGCGACCTGCATGCGGCTGTTTTGTAGTGTGTCGGCGCCGTCGAAAGTCGTCTCTTCGACGCCGCCGACGCTCTGATACACGATGTACGGTTTAACCGGCGTGCCCGGTGCAACGTCGGGATAGACGCGGCCGCCGGCCAGCGCGGCGAGCGCGGCGTCGACGATCGATTCCGCGCTAGCCATCGTTGCTACCTTCGGTGCACGCCAGATCCGTGTACTCGCGCCCGGCGTAATCGGGAAGCGGCTTCTGGATGTTGAAAATCGCTTCGTCGACCGGCTGGCCGTCGACGAACTTCAGCAGCACAACGCGCATGCTGTTATCGAGGTCAGTACGGAACCGAACGCGGATACTCGCGTTGGCTTCGCCGACATCGCTATCGGCGAGCAATGTTTCCTTGCCGGTCAGCAACCGCACGTTGGCCCAAACCGTCGCAAGCGGAGCCCAGCGCGTCGGATCGTTGAGCGTGCCTGCGCCGACGCGGTGGTCGATGCGCACGCGGCGATTCAACGGCCCCGCGCGCATCAGAGACCCGGCACGATGCGATGCGGTCGCAGCAGCGTCCGCGCGTTGAACGGTAACTCGACGAGCGTGCCGATGGAGGAATCCTGGCGGTTTGCATATAGCTCGCCGGTGGTTTTCAGGATCGCCGCCTTGATTGCGCCATTTACGACCATCGGGTAATCGCCAGCAGTGCCCGCCGCAACCGCCGCATCCATCGAGTCGGCATCTTCGAAAACTTGCCGGTTCAGATAGTCGGTCGCCGACTGCGTCGCGCCGTCGAGCAGCGCCTGCACGACGTCATCCTCAACGCCCGCGTCTTGTCGCAAGAAGCCGAGCGCCAGAGTGAGATCGACGAGCGCCATCGCTTACTTGGTCGCCTTCACAGGCTTTTCCGGGCCTTCCAGCGCGCCGACTTCCTTCGCGCCTGCCTCAAGCTCGGACGGGCATTCGTCACCTGCTTCGAACTGCTTCGGGTAAATCTCGCCCTCCGGCACGCCGCGGAACGGCTTGATGAACTTCGGCATATCTACCTCCAAAAAAGAAGGGGCGCCGCAAGGACGCCCCTCAATCCACACACAGGCCCTACGGAGATACTTTCCCGCTTACGCCGCCACTGCGATCTTCATCGCGCGCATCGGCTCCGGATTCAGCAGGCCGCCGCCGACACGTTTCGTCGTGTAGAACAGCACGTACGGCTTGGCCGTGTACGGGTCGCGCAGCACACGAACGCCGATACGATCGACGATCAGGTACGTCTGCTGGAAGTCTCCGAACAAGATCGGCGTGGAGTTGGCCGCGACATCCGGCATGTCGGGCACTTCCTTGACCGGATAGCCGGCGAGCGTAGCCGGTTGGCCCGCGACGTACGACGGCTGCCAGAGATAGTTGCCCTGGCCGTCTTTCAGCTTGCGCACCGAACGCTGCGTGTTTCGGTTCATCGTGAAGCGTGCATTGCCGGTGAAAGCACTCGGCAGGTCATAGATGAGATCGATGATGCCGTCCGACGTGATGTCGGCCGCCGCGCCACTGTTCACGACTTCGATCGCGCCGAAAGGATGCGCAGCGGCGTTTGCGGCGCCCGTGACATACGTCAGGATGCCAGTCGGCTTTTTACTGCCGTCACCGGAAACGAAAGCCAAGCCTTCCTGTTTCGCGAATTGCGTCTGAACTTCGCCCGCGAGCCACGTTTCGAGGTCGATCTCGCTGTCGTCGAGGATGCCTTGCGTCGCAGCCGGATTCGCGTAGATCTCACCCGAGCCGAACGCGAGCGACGCGAACGTACCGGTATTGGTCTGCGGGCGTGCATCCGTTTCGCCAACCCAACCGCTTGCAGCGCCGCCCAGATTGAACAGCTTCGAGAAGCCGGCCTTCGACACCGACTGCACCTGGCACAGTTCGCGCATCGGCGAGATCAGCACCAGCTTATTCGTGATCGTGCGATCCCACTCGATCGGCGTCAGGTAGCCGCCCTGTTCGTCCGCGCCCTTGTTGAGCGCCGCGTTGATGTCGCCCTTCTTCACGTGCGCCTTGAAGGCGTCCGTATATTCAGCATCGCGTAGCTTGGCGCCGCCGCCGCCGACCATTTCGAGAGCGGCCATCTTGACACTGTGCTCGTCAAGCGCCTTCTGGAACGCGTCCAGATCCGCGCCGATCTTTTCCACTTTCGCGGTGATGTCGGACGCGGGCAGGCCTGCTTTCACGGCGTCGAGCTGCTTCGTGTGCTCGGCCTTGAACTGTTCGAACGCACGGTTGACGCCGTCGACCAGCGCCTTGACGTCGCCGCCGCTATCAGCGCGCACCGCTACGATGCCGCGCGGAACCGCGCCAGTCGTGCCGGCCAGGGTTGCCGCGAGCGCGGCGATCAGAAGTTTCTTGCTCATGGATTTATCCTTGAAGAGCGTTGATGAGGTTCTGCAGCGAAGCTGCAACGTCGTCGCCAGCGCCCGGCTTGGCGTTTTCAGCGGCAGCGCCCGGCGTGCCGTCGAATAGGGCTTTGAGAGCGTCACGACGTGCGCCGCGCGAGTAGCCCGCGCGCGCCATCGACGCCTCAATGAGAGCGAGCGCCTTACGACTACCGCTCGCGTTTGTGTCTTTCGCGACTTGTGCGCTATCGAGCAGCCCGGTTGCGAAGCCGTCCGTCACTGCCTGCTCGGCGCCGATCCACGTCTCTTTGTCCATCAGGGCGGCGGCCTCGGCCTGCGAAATGCCCGCGCGCTGCGAATAAACCTTTGCCATTGCGGCGTCGAACGGGGCCAGCACCTCCGCGGCCTGCGCAATGTCGTGGCGATTGCCGATTGCGACCGTCCAGGCGTTGTGGATCATCAGAAAAGCGCCGTCACCCATGAGGATCTCGTCGCCGGCCATCGCGATCACCGAAGCGGCAGACGCAGCGATGCCCATCACGTTGACCGTGACCTTGGCTTGGTGCTCGCGCAGCAGGTTGTAGATCGCCACGCCCTCGAAGAAGTCGCCGCCTGGAGAATTGACATTCACCGTCAGCGCTCGCGCGCCAATGTTGCGCAACGCAGCGCTGACCCGCTTCGCCGTGATACCGGTGCCTTCCCAGTTGTCGCCGATCGAGTCGTAAATCGAGATCGACGCTGAGTCGTCACCAGCCGCCGCACGGACACCGGGTTCCCAACGCTCAAGCGCATCAGGCCGCACCTCGTATTGCGCGGTATTGAGCCGATGATCGGCGCGGATTTCAGGCAGTTTTAGGAGGCTCATCGCCGCTTCCCTTCGGTTGCTGTGTCATTGGATTGCGCAGCGCGTCGGTCTGCGGATCATCGGATTTGGGCAGATCGGATAGCTCCCGTACCTCGTTCTGCGACATCCACGGCGCTTGGCCGCCGGCGCCGAGCGCCTTCGAGAAGAACGACGCTTGATCGTTTAGCGTGCCACGCAGCAACGCGCCTTCGTTGAACTTGAATTGCCGCGCGCCAAGCTGGTTGTCGGGGATGAAGCTGCGGGCCGCAGCCTGCTCCCACGAGACAAACCAGTGTCCGAGGCCGTACTGAATAAAAAAGATCGCCAGTTGCTCGATGCCGCTGCCCCAACTCGTGTCGTCCATCATGAGAAGCGGTCGCGGCACGCCATACATGCGCGCCACCTCTTCGATCTGGTGATTACGTGTCTCGATCTGCTGCGCGGAGACGGCGGTCGCCGTGAACTGCTTGGCCGTGCCACCCTCTTCGATCAACATCCAACTACCGGCGTTTTCCGCGCCCGAGTAGTTATCGGCGAGCGAATCCTTCATGCGCTTATAGGCGATGTCGGAAAGCTCTTTCGGGATCTCGATCGCACCACCCGCCATCACTCCAGTGCGGAACGTGCGCGACGCCGCACGCTCAGCCTGCTCGGCAAGCTCCAGCGCTTCGCGCGACAGCCTTATCCGCGAAATGCCGTTCACGCCATCGAGTGAAAGATCGCGCAGGTGAAAGACGTCGCGCGCCTGCAAAGTGATTTGATCGCCGCCCGGTGTGGTGTAGTCATAGGCGATCTGCCAGGCGTCGGTCAGGCGCGGCTTCGTCGAGCCGCGATCCATCGGAATCAGTCGAATCGGGCGATTACCCGACCAGATAACTCGCGCGAACGACTGGCCGTCGAGCAGCGCGCGCAATTGCATAAGGCTCTTAAACTCGATCGGCGTCTGCCAATCGTTCGGTTTGTACTTCAGCAGCCGGTGTGCCGGATCGTTGGTCTGTACCTGTTTCGTCTCGTCGCTGCTCTGCAGATTGAGCGGCAACATTCCGATCGCTTCGGAAATCAGCGTTACACAGCGCAGAACAGCCATGTTACGCAGTGCGTGCGCCGCGCGCGGATCGCGGCCGTCCAGCTCGCCGCGCCGGATGTATTCGAGCAGGCGAGGATCATCTAGCCCAGTGAAAGTCACGCTGCCCGACGGGATTTCAGCGCGAGGCGCGGCGTTTTCAGGGCGTGATTGGGCCTCCGGCTGGTTGCCCCGCCGGATGAAATCGAACCAACCCATTCACACCTCAGAGAAATCGGATGCCGCGCGACTCGTACACCGACGGCCCTTGAGCCGGCGGATTGAGCGCCATCAGCGATACCGCATCGAAAATCGCCATCAGCGGGTCAATCTTGCCCGTCCCGCTGGCCTGTTTTGTGATGTTCACAGCGTTGCCCACCGGCACAACGCGCGCATTGCCGACGCTCCACGCCATCATGCGCTGACCGCCGTGTATCAAAGTGCCGTCGGGCTTCTCGCCGCCATCATCAGCGCGTCGCCCGCTTGCCGCCGCTACGCGTCGCTCGGTCGTCTTGATCGCACCCGACAGCTTCCAACCCTGCGAGATACCGATCACTTTGTCTTCTGGCACGCCGGCCGCGCTGAGCGCGTCGAGCACGCCGCCGATGCCGGCCGGGTCCGCGCCGACCTTGTCCAACAGTCCGGCCTGTTGAATAGTCGCGACGATGTGCGCAACGTCTTCGACGTCGTCGCCGATTTGCTCAACGACAGTCAAATCGCCCTCGCGCTCGAAGTCTCGCAACGTGTCCGCGATCTCTTTCCGGCGTTCGAACACTGAGGGATGTGCCCACGCATGCGTCCACGCCAACCAGTTCCGCGTACCCTTTTCGCGGCCGACTACTGCGAGCCCGAGCAAGTCGTCGAGACCGCCACCGTCGATACCGACGTCAATCACTTCGCATCGATCAATCATTTGGTCAAGCGTCACGCCCGGCACCTGCGCGGCCGCTTCCCAGAATTCAGCGCCAGCCCAACGATCGCAGCGCAGAGCGAGACCGATCTCGACATTCGCATGCTTCGCGAGGAAGCCGCGAAACGACTCTTCGCCCGTTTCCTGTGCCTTCCGAAACTCGCGCTCTAGATACGCCTGGTCGACAGAGAATCCGAAGTTCGGATTCACCATCGCGAGGTTTTCAACCTTCAGGTGCTCCTTGCGCTTCACCATCTCGGGCGGATGCTCGAAGATCACCGGCACGAAGCATGGATCGACGATCTTGCCGTCGCGCACGTCGCGTGCGTAGCGAAGCTTCTGCAGGAACACGCCCGCCGGCGGATCGTTCGACTGCGTCGTCAGGTAGATGATGAAACCTTCGGGACGCGATGCGAGGCCGCCCGTCGCCTCCCGAAGCATGTCCTCTGCGTTCGGCTGCTTACCGAACAGCCAAAGCTCGTCAATCAGCGTCCCGACGCTTTTCTTACCGCTGACCGTATTCGCGTCGGCGGCGACGACCTTCAGCGCCGCGCCACTGACGCGATGCGTGATGGTCTTGATGTGCGTTTGCACCTGGAACAGCTCGTCGAGGTCTGCCTCGTGCTTCACCATGTCCCGGCTCGGCGCAAAACTGTTGTTCGCGACCTCGATCGTCGGCGCCAGAATCGCGTACTCGGCCGACTGTCGCCAGTTGAGGATCATCGCGGTCATCATGATCCCGGCAGCGAGCGTCGACTTGCTGTTCTTCTTCGGGATGCACACAAACCACTCGGTGATCAACCGCCGGCCGCTGTCTGGATCGTATGCGCCGAAGATCGACGCGACGAGATCGAACACCCACTGCGCGCACGACTCGCCAAACGTCGGGCTGCCCGGTGCATCGACGATCTTGAGCTGCTTGAAAACGTTCAGCGCGATCTCGGCCTGCTCCGCAAAGATCGGCGGCGGAATGATCGAACGCCCCGCCCTCAGCCGTTCAGGCCAATCCGGGCACGCAGTCGACCATTCCATCCGTTACTTCCGGTTATTGACGACGAGTTTCGGCGTCGCCAGTGACGCAAACTTGTTCGCCGCCTTTTCTGCCGCCGCGCCCTTCGCATCCTTCTTGCCGGTCTCGCCGACCTTCGCGTGAACGAACGGCATCAGCGCTTTCGCAGCGTCGACCCGCAGCTTCGGCTCGGTTCGCCCGTCGTTCATAGCGGCAATGAGGAAAGCCTTCGGATCGGTGAAGCTCGTCATCGCATACGGATCGAAATCCGGCGGCGGCGACCGATCAACGACAGGTTTTGCAGCCGCGGCGGCCTTCGACTCTTGCTCGATTCGCTGCGCGGCTATGTACAACGCCACGTCCTTGTCTTTAACAAGCCGCGACCCGGCGGCCGATGCTGTCGCGGCACTGTAACCAGCCGCGATTGCCGCGTCCTTATTGGCTTTGCCGGCCAAAACAGCGTCGGCGAAAAGCCTCTTTTTCGCTGTTAAAGCCATTAACAAAATCCTCAAAAGGGAATTTTTTCTGCGCGTGCGGGAACGGTCGGTCGAGGCCGGTCGGACCCTCAGACTTTCGACACCCCCTGCCTACTTTTTAGGCATCGCACCACGAAGGTGCGAAACCCGCGCTCGCTGCTCAAAAAATAGGCAGAAAGTCACGTCAGGTGTTTGGCAAAATAATTCGAACGAATAAATACACTCGATGAGCGACGATTACGCGCTATCGACAACTGCTCGCTCGTTCGGTACGCGCCTTCTCGCCGTCGTGATGTGGCTTGCAGAGCGTCTGAACGTTAGCCGGGTCAAGCCTCAGCCTGTCATTGCCTTGGTGCGGCACGATGTGGTCGCCGATATTGCCGAGCGGCTCAGCAACGCCACGTTCAGCGCACGCGAGCACCACGTCAGAGGGCGACATGCTGAGCATGCCAAGGTCACGAAGGCAAAACACGCAATGAGGATGCGCCGCAAGGTGCTTGGCGCGCAGTTGCTGCCAGGCATAGTCATAGCCTCGCGCTGCGCTACTGGTCTTGCCAGTGCGCCACGAGATAGCCTCCGCAACGACGACACGACTCGGCAGCGATTGCAGTCGAGGCGGCAACGTGCGAAGGCGCGGCATCAGGCAGCAGCAGCGACCGGATATGCAGCGGCGAGCGCCGCACTGGTTGCGGCCTGCACTGCTTCGACCGACAGCGACGGATCGATTGCCTTCAGCGCAAGCGCGAGTTGCACTGCGGTGTTCACGTTGTTGCCGGTCGTTGCCGGCGTTGCTGCTGCAGCGGGAGTGCTCATGATAGTCGCGTCCTGTTGAGGTTGGCTGGGAGTGATCTTGATCGTACCGTCTCGCGCGAGGCTCCAGACCTCGTTGCCGACTTGGTCAAATAGCTTGATGCCGTCTTGCTCAACGGTCTTTACCTCGATCCCGAACCACGAGGCGATCTTCTGAATGATGACTTTGAGGTTCATGGCGAGGTTGTAGAATCGTTGCGCCGGAAGGGCCGGCTCAAAGGAAATCTATATGGCAGAGATCAAAGAGTCTTTCATTAAGTGTCCAAAGTGCAGTACGCGATTCCCGTCTCCGATATTCTTTGGCGATACCATTTCATTCGAAACGGCAACGACTTGGGGAAACACCGCTCAATGCCCGAAGTGTGGCGACATGGTCAAATGCAATAAGGAAAACATGTCGTACACGCTCGCAGATGATTCTGGCGGCGGCGTTGGCGGAGGTTTCGGAGCGTAAGTGCAAAAAGCCCGCTCGGCGCGAACCGTGCGGGCTTTTCTTTGGACGTGCGAAGGCGCCACGAACGAGACATTACCAAAACATTTACGGGTTTACAACTGTTTTTTTCATGCCAATCAACGGAGACGCTTGCCAGTATTCAAGTACGCGCTGAGCCAACTCAACGACCGGCATTCTGGTAGAGCCTAACGCAGCCGCCTCCGTCGGATCGAGATCGACACAGAGTGAATCCTTCACGTAACCCTCCTCGACATAATCTTCCGCATACGGCTCTTCGTGCATGCCGGTCACTGTCTTGTGGCCACCTCGCGTGGCGTGAAAGTGTTTGGCGCCATTTCCCAAATGAGAAATCACTTGCAACAAAATACTAGAATCCCTAAGGTTTTTCTGCGCGACGCGGTCGGTCGGATGAAGCCAGTCAACTATATGCTCTGCGGTAACAAAGAAATCGAACGCCGCATAGTGATCTTGAGTGGAATCCTTCATTCGCTCAAGGTCGAACGCTAGTTTCTTGACGAGGTCTGCCGGTGTTTGGATTTCCCCGAATGCCTTCCAGTTGGTGCCCATTAAGCCGCTCCCGTTTGTACAATCACCACGTGCCCATCTTACAGCTTAGCGACCAGACCTTTGGCAAACAGGCCCGGTCGCAGCAGGCGCTTCGCTTCAGCGTAGTCAGTGTCTTGCGTCGCCTGGTTTCGTGGGTTGCGGTGGATCAGCGCGCCGGCCACGAAGTTGCGCACAGCGGTCATTACAGCAATGCGATGGTTGAGCGACAGTTTTTGAATCAGCGGATCGACAGCTTCGCCGGTCGCGGCGCGCAACTGTCGATCAACCGTTTCGGACAGATCGTCGTAATCCATCCACTGATTGCTGATCTTGAAGTCGCGGCAGCTCGCAGACGCGCGACCGTGCCCTAGGGCGGGCTCGTATGCCTGACTCCACTCGTACCATTCCGTCAGAACCGCGTCGATTTCATCTGCCGCAATGGCGTTTGTCGTCATGTTGGTTTGCCTCTTTCCGTATTGTTCGCAACGGTTGCCGTGCGTATTGCCGATAGCGCAGATGGTTTGCATAGAGCCGATGAATTCGTATGTTCGTTCGTGCGGGCAGCCGTTGCAGGCAGGCTGCTCAGCGTCGATCAAAACAACCAGTGGATCGCGGTGCAGGCCGCGCAGGCGGGCATTCAAATCAACCTCCAGCGCGCCCACGATGTCCACGCATTCGCCGGGGAGAAGCCGGCCCACGCGGCGCTCGTCGGATCGGCTCGATCATCTCGGCAAACCCACAGGCCACAGAAGAATTGAATGTGCGGCTTCGGGTGGATCGTCGTGTACGGGATGAAGCCGACTAACCAGCGGCGGACCTTCATCTCGCGGACATAGCCGCCTGCTCCATGCCTCTTCACATGACCACCGTATAGTGAATGCTGTGGTGCATCAGCCAATCGCCAAGCGCATAACGCAAGGTGGCAAGCTTCGGCCATGCGAACTCGACCTGAATGCGTCCATCGCTCAGGACATCGATATGGCCGATCAGTGGACAATCATCGAACGAGACAAGCTTCTCGCGCGTGATGCTGTCGACCCATTGCCGGCTCGACCCGGTCAGAGCGTCAGGGACATCGGCGTATTGGATGTATGCGTGCGCGCTCATGATTCGCTCACCGTCGGCAACTTTTCGTAGTCGATGATCACTGTCACGATTGCCTCGTATTCGGAACCGTAGTTGCCCATGCGGCTACTTAGTTGAACATTCACATGCGTGCTATCGGCGTCCATCGGCACATCGGCGGCTGCGCAGACTTCCCGCGCGAGGATCCGCTTGATTTCGTCGACGCCAAGCGCGGCGCGATGCGTCTGCGTGTTGGTGCGGGCGGTGTTAACCTTAATCTCGCTCATGGTGTGATCCTTCACTTGACCGTGATGTCGGGCACGATCACCGACGGTTTGAAGACAACCTTGTAGTGGTATGTGCTCACGTCGGCGCCGTCGACCTGCTCGACGAAATATGTCACGTTGTCCGACAGACCGAGGAAGTGCTTTTTGAAGCTGTTCGGGCCCGTCTTGCAGGTGATCGACACCTCTCGAACCTTGTCGGCATTGCCAAGCGAACACATCCCTTCGATGCTCAACATGTAGTCGCCAGTGATGCCGTTGTAGAAAACGACTCGCCGGTTGATTTGGAAGTTATCGGCGGCCGTCGACAGATTACGCGACGCGACATCGGCATCGTTGCAGCCTGAAAGCACGGCTAGGCCAACGGCCGCCAACAGAGTTGCAAATGATTTCAGCTTGCTCATATTCGTGCTCCTAGTCATAGTTGGCCCCTCACATCCCATTCGAGATCACCACTGGCGAGAAACGGCGCCAGCGTCTTTCGATGCGTGTTCACCCATACCTGCACGCGGATCGTGCCGTCGTCCTTGATCCCTGCAACGCTCACATGCTCGCGAAGGTCGTCGGGTAACTCGATGTCTGCCCAGATATAGTTACGGCCCAATCCGCGATACCAATCGGTCTGCTCGGGCCCATACAGCCGCACGACGTTGAACCACGCACTATGGAAGTTCGACTGAAGCCGCCCGCGCACACGGCGCGTCGATTTCAGCGGCACATTCACGAACAACTGCATTACGCTGCCTCCTGCATTTCCAATCCCATCTTTCTCGCGCGCACCGGCTCCCACCGCTCGTAAGCCCGATCCCACACGTCGTACTTGACCTGCTTCGGCGTGCCTACACGGTTCTGGTCAATCCACGCGTGGCACGGTCCACAACCCGGCACCGTGTAAATGTTGTCTGCCTTGCGTGCACCGGCTTTTCCGTGGCGGCTTTGGTTCGAATGACAGTCGACGACACTGTCGTGCGACCAGCCAATGGAGCAGCACACACCAGGCACGCGGAGATAGCATTCTTCGCCGCGACACGCGTCAATGAACCTCTTGCCTGATGCGACCGTGACGCGCCTTGGCTTCGATTTCATTGCGCTTTTGCGCACCAGCGTCTGCGTGTTGCGGTCGAGCTGCGCTTTGAACGGTTTCCGCTCGATGGGCTTACCCGGCTTCTTGAATGTCGAGTTCCGCATCATTCGCCGCATCCCCTGCCGATCTCGCCGGGGTTGTCGGTAGCCGTGAACCGCTTCCAATGCACCCAACCCGCCAGCGGGCAATGAAAGCCCCACTCACGGTATCTCGGCCCGGTGATGAAGATCGTCCAGCACTCGCCGTCGACCAGTTCCAGCCGGTGGGCCGCGCTGCCGAACATTCGAAGCTTCCACGCGCCGGCGCGGCGCTCGGTGCGCACGTTGACGCCGCCCGCCGCGATCGTGTGTTCGACGTACGTGCCGCGCAGCAGGATCGACAGGTTTGTCCAGGGGTGATCGTGCAGCGCGCGGTCGTCGTCGCTACGCAGGAATCTATGCAGGTAGACGTTGAAGAACCGGTTACGCGGGATGACCCACCACCGGATTAAGTACGGGTCGACGCGGTCGCCTATCACGACGTCTGGTGCGCGGCGTGTCACGCGCGCGATGATCCGATCTGCGAGTTTCATGCGGCCACCTGTTGTATCGCTGTTGCAAACGGGTTGAACGTGCCGACGGCCAGCTTGCGGCGGGCGCGCCACCGCCGGCAGCTATCGGCGCTCCGTACGCGAGGCGGCTTTTTTGCGTCGCGCGTCGTTCCGAGCATCCACTTGGCAGCGTAGCTATTGCCCACTCGCGACCAGCCGTCGATATATAGGCCTTTGCCGTGCAGGCGGCTCACCGTGTAGTTGATCCCTGCCAACGAAGCGCGCGTTGCCTCAGCGAGTTGACGCACGGTCAACGGAATGCCGTCTTCCAAGGCCTGGCGCAGCGCCTGCTCGACCCAAGAGAACGTCGAGCCCGTTGTGCCATTGAATGTCCCGGTGAGACCAATTCGCTCAGCTCGTGCGATAGCGGCGCGCTGCTGACGTCCCGGAAGATCGCGGAGAGCGACCTTGATTGGCGTGCCGCTCTCGTACGCGCGTCGAACAACCTCGTCCTCTTCAGGCGTCCATGCATTGAAAGCAGGGTCAGCCAGACCGAGGCGCTTGGCCCGCATGCGCGCACCCGCGAACGAACGTCCCGGCAGGCGGTGCATCTGCGACACCAGGCTTCGAGTGCTGTAGATGTCACGCAGAATCTTGTCCTCTGCGTCAGACCATATGGTGCGGCCCATTACGCAGCCTCCTTGAACACGGTGCCCGCATCGATCCGCCGATGAACTTCGGCCAACGCGGCAATGATCGTCGCCTTCTGAACGATTGCCATCTGCCCGTCGTGGGCTTCGATCCCGATTTTCACGTCGATCAGCGCGTCGCCGTCGAAGCCCCAACGGCCACACACGCGAGCGCGGTCGCGGGCGCGCACCATGCCGTCGAGCGCCGCCTTGATGATCTCTATCCGGTGTGCCGCAAAACCCTGCTCTGCCAACACGAGCCCGATGTTCAGCGCGCAGACCACCGTCGACCAGTGCTCCTCGGTCCCGCGACCGTGGATCATCTCGTCGAGCGCCACGTGATACGCGATGCCGAGATCCGTCGTCTGGTTGATGTCCATCGGCGTGCGCCGTTCGATCACGTCGAGGCCGGCAGTGCGGCTGACGGCGCGCGGACGATATGCTTTGCGAGGTTTCGTTGAGCGGCCCATCAGATTTCCTTCACGGTGATGTCGTACTTTTCGAGCATCTGCTTGCGCTTCTGGATGTAGGTCCGGTTCTTCCGCGTGGCGACGGACTTCACGTCCTCGACAACCTGCTTACCGGTTGCAACGACCTCATAGACGAAGTCGGCGACGTACTTCGATGCGCGCTCCCACGTGCCGTCATCGCGCCGCTTGCGCTCGGTCAGCACGAACGCCACCTGCAAGCGCAAGTCGCGGATCTCGCCGGCGGCCTGCAACTGGATCAGGTGAAACCAGCGCGACCGCTCTTTCTGGCTGTCGAACTTGATGCCTTCGTGCTCGCACTTCGTGTTGCGGTATTTCGCTGGCTTCTTCGTGCCGAGCGATACCGGGTGTTGGCGGTGCGCGGGAAACGGGTCGAGCGGATCGTCGAGCGCGCTCGATTGCGGCGGGTTGCCGGTCTTTTCGTAGATCCGACGTTGCGCGGTCGTCATCTTCGGCAGCGCGGCGTCGCGAACGCGCGCGGTGCCGACCATCGTCGTACCTGTTGGGACTACCATCGGCCAGGGTGCGCGCTTGCTCATCGCATGAACCCCGCGACGATCGTTCGCACCACGTCTGTGACCGTCGCCCAAAATGCCGCGCCTGCGGCGATCGCGAGCAACAGGCTCAGCAACGGATTGCGGTCCATGAATTCGAAAATGTTCATGGCGGTCAGAACGGGATCGTCAGAGAGCCGCCGGTGTATTCCGTGCGGACCATGTTGTCTACGCGGCGAGCCGCGATGGATTCGACCACCACGAACAGTTGGCCCGGATGCTCCTTGGCGAGGCGCTCAGCCTCGTGCACGGCCTGCTGCTCGGTCAGGTGGCGATGCTTCGGCGGCGTCGAGCCGCTCGGTGACCAGACGAGCCAGAAAGCGGATTCTGTTTGTGTATTCATGAATTTCCATCCTGTTTCGCAATGGCGGACCGGACGCGCGCCGCGATGGCGGGCACCGGTTCGTCATCCGTGAACGCCACTCCCATTTCCTTTGCCATTGCCTTGATGCCGCTGGCCGACTTGTCCCACTCGCCTGCAGCGCGGGTGCCGTCCGGGTTGCGTTTGATTGCCATGCGCCCCTTCACGTCGCCGTAGCCTTTCGGGCTGATCAGGTAATCGAAGCCCGCGTGCGGCGGCAGATCGACCTTGTCTCGCACAGCCGGGAAATACCGCCTCCACGCCTCGGGGTCTGCGGCAAGTTTTCCAAGGAACGCGCGGATTGCGCCGGCGCGCGCCTCAACGAAGACTGCCTCGTCCACCGTGCCGATACGCTCCCCGAGTGCCCCGTTAAAGGCTCGGATCACGGCAAGTTCGTCATCGGTGTATGAGCTCTGGATTTCGTCCATCCAGCCGCCGGCGTTCAGCCAAGTGCCTGCGTGGGGGATGAATTTCGGGTTCTGCCACTGCTCCGAAGTCTTGGCACGCTCCAGACCTGCCATCAGGTCGTTGAAGAGCTGCTCGTCCGGATTGCGTTTGGCAAACGCCTTTTCCGCCGTGGTCTTCGATTTCTTCTTCGGGTACGCCGCCCAGAAAATCTCAAAGCGTTCGCGAAGCGAGCGCGAAAGGTTTTCTTTTGGAGTTGTCTTTTGGTTATGTTTTTTGGAGTTGTCTTTTGTAGGGGGGAATTCCCCTCCTTCTTCAGGGGAATCTCCCCCCTGGAAAAAGGGAACTTCCCCCCCGCTTAGGAGGGAAACTCCCCCCTGATAGCCCGGCTTATTCACGAGCTTGCGTGCGTCGGGCAGATTCCACGTGGTATGACGCTTGTTGATGCTGTACGAACGCGCATACCTGCCTTCGCCGCGCGTGATGATATTCAGCTCGACCAGTTGGTTCAAAACAATGCGCACATCAGACGGATCGATACCCGTTTCGGCTGCAAACTGCGTGCGAGAGATGTCGTCGATCGACTTGTTGAAGCCGTAGGTCTGCCACATCACGACATCGAGAATGCAGCGCTGATTCGACGTCAGGCGAGCCCACGTGATCGCACGCGCCAGCTCGTTGGCGACGCGCATGTAGCCGTCTTCGAGTTGTGCGCCGCGGTGCTCGGGCAAGTGAAGGACGTCGGCGAGTGCCATCTCAATTCGCGCTCGGCAGACCAACGATTTCGTTCAGCACACCAGTGGCCGCGCACTTCTGCTCGCCGCGCACCTCAAGTGCTTCGCCGTCGAGCAGTTCGCGCACGCGGCCGCAGACGCTCGACAGACGCAGATTCGTGCGGTCGGCGATCTCCTGCCGCGTGAGCGTCATGTGGGGGCTGTAGAACAGGTTAAGGATCATCTGCTTCTGCGTGCAGCGTTTCGCGCCGGTGACCGAGTCATAACCGGCCAGTTGTGTGTGCGTGGATCGCATCAGGACACCTTTCGCATTTCGGTTGTGACCGCTTCGCCAGTCGTAGACAAAGCCGATTCCACGACGCGCAGCGTGCGTTGCTTGACGCGGATGTCGTCGACCAGGCTACTGCGCAGACGTGGCAGTTCTCCCGGGTCAACACCGTCGAGCAGATCGGCAGCATCGGACTCGGTGCGATGGTTGGCGCGCATGATCGTTTGCACGAGCTCGTGAGCATTGAGTTGAGCGTCGGCATCGTGGTGCCGCGCTCGCGCGGCGCAATCGATCTGCGCGAGGATCTCGTTCAGTAGGTCAACGCGCCGCTCGAGTGGTAGCGCAGCGAGAATCGAATTCTCGAAGTTCGCCGGCATCAGATTGTTTTCTTTCGACTCGTCGTCCAGCCAACGCCAGATGCGATCAGCGTGGTTCTTCTGCGTTGCGTAGGCGTCTCCGTTCTTGTCGAACACAATCACGCCAGACAGATGACCGCCGATGCGCTCATGAGCGGCGACGATCTCCGCTGCGGCTGTCTCACGGCTCCAACCGTGCGCCTTGCGCCACGCCGCAATGTGGTCGCGGATGATTCCGATTCGGGACTTGTGCGAACTGTCTCGCATGATCTGTCACTCGTTAGTGGCTACAGTGTCAATGTGCGATAAGGACAACTAACCGGGCACATGTGACACAGGGATAAGAGAAAATGAAAACGCTACGGGAATCTTTTGCTGCCGCCGCGCCCGATGGACGCGCGGCAGTTACTTCTTTGCTTCTGCTGGCTGCGTTGCAACCACTTTCAACGCCTCGAACTGCGTCACCAGTTCTGTCCGAGCCTTCTCGTACTCTTCCGGGTACCGAGCGCCTCGAACTGCTATCGCGCACAGCGCTTCCCGGATCTGCTTCTGTTCAGTTGCGGTAAGCGCCATGTCAAGCTGCCCTGGAGAAAGCGTTGCCGCTGCCGGCATTGAAAAGATCGGGGCGCCGCAGCCGGACGCCGGCGGGGATGCCGCGAACGGTCCAGTTGTGGACGCGCTGGGTTCCACCCCTCTTGAAACCGAGGAGCTTCGCGACGCTCGCGGGGCCGCCGAGCCGCTTGATCAGAGCCCGGTCGGATTCAACGGAGAAGGTGGGTGTGTTCATGAGACATCATTAAACACCACGTTTAGTTTTGCCGCAAGCAATTTAAACGTGGCGTTGAACAACAAAACGTTTACTTCGGCGACCATTGCGCGCATGCACGCGACAATGAAAAGGTTGTACAAAGCCGCCAACCTCCTCCATCAAATCGAGGGGCCGGCGCAGCTCGCCAAATTTTTGAATATTTCCGAACAACTGGTTAACAACTGGCAACGCCGAGGCATCTCCAAGGGGGGGATGATCGAGGCGCAAAAGAAAATCGGATGTAGCGCGACGTGGCTCGAAACGGGCGCATTGCCTATGCTAGCGGCCGGCACGCAAGCCCCCGTCAAGCACGAAACGCCCAACTCCGATGCGCCGAAAAGCGACCGAAAGAAAGGCGTAATCAAGTCGCAACCCGGCCCGCACGCCAATACACTGACCGCTGACGAAACACCCGCGCACCGCCTGCGCCGCGCTTTGGGCGGTAAAGAAGTGTCGCCCGCCGCGCTGGCTTCGGTCGCAGGAGTGGGAGTCGAGACCGCTGCACTGTGGCTGGGCGGGATTGGACCGGATGTGTCACTGGTTCAGGCTGTCGCTATACAAAACACATATGGCGTGAATTCGGTTTGGCTGCTCAAGGGCAAGGGAGAGCCCGGGGTGGCCATACGGTACGCGGATGCGTTCGACCCGATCACGGATCTTAAATGGCACGGCGTGCCGGTTGTGGGGTTTGCTCAGTTGGGCGATAACGGACATTTTGTCGACATCGAATACCCGGTTGGTTACGGAGATGGATTCGTTGCGGCACCGACTGCGGACAAGGACGCTTACGCGCTCCGCTGCGTCGGCGACTCAATGCGCCCCCGGATCAAAGACAGGGAATTTGTGGTTGTCGAGCCGAACCATAAGGTCGAGCCAGGCGACGAAGTCTTGGTCAAGTCGAAAGACGGCCGCGTCATGGTCAAAGAGTTCCTGTACGAGCGAGCGGGCCGCGTGCATCTGATTTCAGTGAACGAAACGCACGCCCCTATCGCAATCGACAAAGACAACATCGAGAAAATGCACTACGTAGGCTGGATAGCGAAGCCGTCCGCGTGGCGTCCAGGCTGAAAGCGTGCGATTCAAAATATTAAAAACTAGACCCGGGGTCGGTAATGTTGTTCATTGTGGTTTGGCTGGTCTGCATGATCATCACAGCGTTGGTCGCGAGCTCGAAAAACCGAAGTCCCATTGCGTGGGCGCTACTGGCTATCCCTTTCGGCCTGATAGCGACCGTCGTCGTCGCTTGCAGTTCCAAACTTCCAGATAACAAAGAATTGGCCGTCGAGCGTGACGCCCCAGACGAAACGAAGACCTGTCCGCAATGCGCTGAATCAGTCAAAGCAGAGGCAAAAATCTGCCGCTTCTGTCGCCATGATTTCGCCTAATCTGCACGGCGCTGGCCAGTTTGTTTGTATAGCTGGGTGCTGTAGCGCCTGCTGTCAGAGACGGGATTTGCCGGCTTGAGGTTTTTGCGCAGCACCAAAATTTGTTTATCGCTCCCACTGCACAATCATGAAGAACAAGGCGGCGCCGCTTCTCACCCCAGCGGAAGCGCAAGCAATCATCGACATTCCTAAGTTGACTGTTCGTCCGATGGAGTGGGTTGCAAAAAAGAGCGCGTCAAACCCGCAATGGATGGAGTTTGTCTCCGTATGTCGGATCGAAAACGAGATCAGAGAGGACTTGTTTTTCAGAACGCAATACCGCGCGGCAAAAACGCAGGTTATTGGTGGTTCAACGATCGAGTTCGAAGCGATCTTCAATGCGGCGATCACGGCGGGGGGCGAACGCATTTTTGCGGTGGATGCCGACGACACGCGTCACACCAACAAGATCGGCGTGGGTAGACCGCTCTACAAAATGGCGCTGCAGGGGCGCTACCACATGCACACCTGGTCAAACGAGGGCTACGGGTACGCCGAGCCTATCGACAATGATCTCAATGACATAGAATTGCTCGTAAACTATTTTTTGCCACGTGCAAATCTGACCCTGATAAATGGGTTTGTTCATCCGCTACGCGGCGCTCAAATCGAGCTTCAACTATGAACTGCGATCAGCTTCTCGACATCACTGGATGGCGCTGCGCTCCTGCCGGGGCGAAGTCCGTGAGAGCGATTGCTCCGTTCACTCTTGGCCGCGACGGCCGGCACGCTGCTTTTTACTTGGCGCAACCGTCAGACGAGACCTTTTATCTGACAGATGGCGGCGAAAGCGCTATGCATGCGTCGCAATCAGGGATCGAAATCACAAAGGCTAGGCTCGACCTTCTGAATCGCACAACTGGCGTCCAGTTCGCCCATTTTGGAAACGATCTGGCCATTACGGCTAGCGGTCCTATAGCTGAAGCGGAAATGGCCTTATGGGACGCTGTGAAGCTGGCGATGTCGCTGTCTTTTTCGGGCGACAAATGGATGCCGAAGATAGACCATATTCGTTTCCGAGCACTGGTGCAGAAGGCTCTGGTGAACGCAGTTGGTGAAGAAAAGATAACAACTTCGTATCGAATCCAAGGAATCAGCGGACATACGGTCGAGTTCCCCTTGGCGCTAAGGTCGGCCAACGATGGGATCTTCCTGATCGAGCCCATTGCCCTAGTTAGCAGCGAGAAGATCGACTGGGGGCGGGTCCATCAAGTTTACGGGAAGTTGGCGGACGTTAAGCAAGCGGATGCCGTAAGCCGGAGGCTCGTCGTATTCGAAGAAGGCGCGACTGCGGCCGAATTCGGCCGAGCCGCTACACTCCTCGCGCAGACGGCAGAAGTCACGACATTGTCAGATCTGCCTGACTGGTCGAGACGCGCGGTCGCGGCGTAACCGGATCACCCTTTTTATCTGAGCCCCGCATTCGCGGGGTCTTCTATTTCTACGCGCAAAAAGACGCTGCAGGCATAACCGCGGCGCGGGGATACGCACGCCCGCGCCCGCTGAGCTAGTGGCAATTATTGCGGCACCCGATTTTGGCAATCAAGTACCTAGGACCGACTCGCTCGCGCCGCTAGCGATAATTCGACGGCCGCATGGCTGACTAAACATTTTGTTTGACGAAAACATAAACATAGTGTTTAATTCATCTCACGCACTCACCGACCTACCGGGAGACCTGAGATGAGCACCTTGCATGCACCAGCGCCGCGCTTCACCGAAGCAACGCGGCCAGCCAACGAGATCGATTACTTCGCCGACGGCGGAATGAGTGACGCGGAACTCGAACAGTACGCGCGCCGCACGACGAAGCGCCCGTTGCTGTGCTTCGCGATCCTCGCGGCCTCGCCGTTCATCGTCGAAGGCGTCTGCCGTTACTTCGGTGCGTGGTAATGCTCGCTCTCTTCAAATACGTGGCTGTGACGACCTCTGCTCTCGCGGCTGTCGTCCTGCTCTGTGCAACCGTGCAGCAATGGGATGAACGAGGCGCGAGCACCGCCCTCACCTGCCTGTCGCGCTGCACCTGATCCCGTAAAGGCTCACCAATGGTCTCGAACATCATCCTGTGTTTAGTAGTCCTGTGCGCTCTTCTGGCCGTTACAGCGATCCGCATGGTGCAGGTAGCAAAGCAGGCAGACCAGCGCGATGCGCACCTGCCGCGCGAGTTTGAGTTCGAACACGAATGCGATGCGCACTATCCGCGCGTCGGAGATTAACTCTCGGTCCGGCGGCCCCCAAGCCGCGGCTTTGTGGGCGCTGTCCCGGCCCACTCTTTTTGGATACCAGTCATGGCAGCAAGCACAAAACATGACCGCGTCGTTCACGCGAATCAGCTAATTCAGGTAATCGCGGCGCACGGTCGGCGCTTCTTCTACTGCAAAAGTAAAGACACGTATGCGCGTATCGAACTGGATGCTCGCAGCCGCGTTCGCTTTGTCGACGACTACAGTCAGAAGCACATCTACACGCACGACAACGGTCGCTGGAATGGATTCACGCATGGCGGTACGCTGCGCGGCCTTGTTGAGTGCATGCGCGACTACATCACGACGGGCGAGAAGATCCCGCGCTGGCGCATCGCCACGCAGCAGCTTGGCAACAGAAGCGACAACATTTGGGGCTACTCGCCTGACGCCGCTGAAGCCGTGCGCATCGCAGCGTTTGCGCTTCCGATCATGGACCGCGACCCGAATGAGCCGCGAGAGTACTACGTCATCAGCGAGAAGCATACGCGGCGCGACCATCGGTACATCACGCTTTGGGGCCCCGACGACACCGGGTATCGATTCCGCGCATCCAACGCTGGACGCTACTCGGAAGAAAACGTCCGCGCACACCTTGGCTATTACAACGCCGGCGCGGACCTCGCTGTGCCGTGTGATGTGCTCGACCCGATCATGGTGATGACCACGCCCGCAGACCAGCTTGACGGCCCGGACGGCCCCGCACTGCTGAACACGCGGGAGAGTTGGAAGGTGATTCTAGCCAACGTGATCGCCGAGCCGCAGTACAAGCCCCATCCTCTCTACAAAGGTGCACCGCTGTCCGATTACGAGCGCGAGTGCCGCGGCTTGCCGAAGAGAAAGGAGGCCGCGTGAAAGAACGTCCGATCCTCTTCAGCGGCCCGATGGTGCGCGCTCAGCTCGACGGTAGCAAGACGCAGACGCGGCGTGTCGTGAAGCCAGCCGGCGCTCACCACATTTTTCAGTTTCGTGGGGATGACGAAGCGCGCGGCGCGGACGAGCCAACCGGCAAATGGGCGTGGTGCAGCTCCGCACACGTGGTAAGCGACCACATCCAATGCCCGTTTGGAAAGCCCGGTGACCGTCTGTGGGTGCGCGAGGCGTGGCGTAGCACGTCCGATCTTGACGCACACAGTGGGGCGCGCATTGCCGAACTTTGCCTCGATGCCGGGTATCGCTCCCCGTGGGCCCCGATCCAGTACGAAGCCGATACCGCGCGCCGCAATTGGGAGCACACAACCACACCACCTCATGATCGCGAGCCTGCTGCGGGTCGATACAGGCACGCGCGTTTCATGCCGCGCTGGGCGTCGCGCATCACGCTCGAAGTCACTGGCGTGCGAGTCGAGCGGTTGCAGGACATCAGCGAAGCCGATGCGATTTCCGAAGGGTGGCCGCGCGACTGCTTCCCGTTGCCTTGGTATCGCGACCTCTGGGATAGCCTCGCCGCGCCGGGCGCCGACTGGGCCGCAAACCCTTGGGTCTGGGTCGTCGAGTTCAAGCGAGTCACCTGAATGTCCGCTCTCGAATGGTTCGCTCTCTCCGTATTGGGAGCGGTAGCAGTGGGTGTGGGTTTGGGTTGGTTACATGCACGGAGGAAGAAGTGAACTGGATCGATCAATGCCACTTCGGCGACTGTCGCGAGTTGATGAAGCAAATGCCCGACGGCGTCGCTGATGCGTGCATCACCGACCCGCCTTACGGTGACACGAGCCTGATTTGGGATCGGCGCTGTGCCGGTTGGATTGGCCACGTGTCGCGCGTGCTGAAGCCGGCCGCCAGCATCTGGGTCTTCGGCAGCATGCGCTTCATCGCAGACCTGTTCGAGGAAATGCGCACGAACGGCTTCGTGTACGCACAAGACATCGTCTGGGAGAAGCAAAACGGTTCCGGCTTTCACGCTGACCGATTCCGCCGGGTCCACGAGCATGCGATCCAGTTCTACCGCGGCGCGTGGGCCGACGTGTTCAAAGAGCCGCAATACACGAACGACGCACGAGCAAAGGTCGTGCGCCGCAAGACGAGACCAACGCACACCGGCCATATCGACGCCGGCCACTACGTCAGCGAAGACGGCGGTCCGCGCCTCGTGCGCAGCGTGATCGACGTCGCGAACGAGCACGGCAAAGCGGTCCATCCGACGCAGAAGCCGCTCGGCATCATCGCGCCGCTGATCGCCTACTCGGTGCCGCACGGCGGCGTCGTAATCGATCCGTTCATGGGATCTGGCAGCACGGGCATCGCTGCGCATCAGCTTGGCCGGCACTTCATTGGCTGCGAAGACGATCCGCAGAGCATGGCGTCGCAGGTCGAGCGCAGGCGTCAACCCGGCCTCGAATTCGCGTGAACTAGTTTCGAATATCCGCCACACGAATAAACCCTTCTATTGAGGCGAGCATGAGCGGCAAATCCATCAAGGCCTACAGAGTCGACGTCGAGACGCATGACGCATTTAGCTGCATCGTCTTCGCAACGAATTCAGCGGCGGCTCGCCGTGACGGCGCAAACGAACTGGATTCGTGCTGGGAAGACGTTGAATCCTGTCGCCGTGCGCCGAGCTATGACCAGTACGCACCAGGGCCGGTGCCGAATGACGTGCTGATCGCTGACGGCTGGTGGTTCGAATGTCACGGCTGCACAACAACCGTTTCCGACGACAGCTTTCGCGCTGCTGACGGATCTGTGATCGATGAAGGCACCTATGTGGTTCGCGCTCAACAGGTCTTCTGCTCGCAAGAGTGCCTTGCCCGTCACGATGCCAGCGAGCGCATGAACGTCGACGCGCAGGCAGCGCTTATTGAGCTGGTCGAGACGAAGTTTCCAGGATGCAAGATCGAATCGGTGCACGTCTATGGCAACAAGCTTGAGGCCTCTAAGCCCGGCCACGGTGTGAAGTGCCTCGCATATTTCACGTTTCCCGGTGCACAAGGTTTTTCTGAATACCGCTTCGGCGATGGGCCGTATGTACCGAAGATGGATCTCGAATCGTTCGAAGCGCGCTACTGCGCCGCCTAACCCCATCCGCGCAGCGCGCGAAACCATGGCCGCTTACTACAACGAGATTGACCCATACGCCGCGCAGTTGCTGCGCGAAGAGGAAATAAATGCCCGGCGTTTTCTACAACGAGATCGAAAAATACTGCTGCGATTGGCTAAGCAATCTTATGGATGCGGGACTGATAACCCCAGGGGTGATTTGTGACAGATCGATCGAGGATATATACCCAGATGAGCTTGTTGGATACCGACGAGTTCACTTGTTTGCAGGAATCGGACTTTGGGACTACGCCCTCAATATCGCCGGTTGTTCAGATGAAGAGGTCTGGACCTTGTCATGCCCCTGTCAACCTTTCAGCGCGGCAGGCAAAGGAGAAGGGTTTGCTGACGAGCGGCACTTATGGCCTTCCGCACACTGGCTCATCCATCAGCGAAGACCTCGTCGGCTTTATGGGGAGCAGGTTACGAGTCCGGCTGCAAGGGCTTGGCTCGATCTTGTATTCACTGACCTGGAAGGTATCGGTTACTCCTGCGGGGCGTCGGTTCTGCCAGTTGCAAGCGTGGGCGCTCCACAGGAAAGAGACAGGTTTTGGTGGGTGGCAGACGCCGACTACGCGGGACGGCAAGGGAGAGTCGGGCAAAGGAAATCGGATTCGCCGCGGGAAGAATGGCCGGCTGCACGTGGCGAACCTTTGCGATCAATGCGTGGACCTTGGCCGCCGGGACCTGCTCAAGTCAACGACATTCCGATACTGGTTGATGGGAATTCCGGTCGAGTGGGACGACTGCGCGCCATTGGTAACGCGATCAGCCCGGAAGTCGCAGCAGAGTTCATCCGCGCAGCGCGCGAAGCAACCGAACAAGGAGTGAGAGACCATGAGCAATGAAGACGCAGTGCCGACACAAATCATCGCCGAGCAGGCAGAAACCCTGCAACGCGTCTATGACCTCGTCGGGATGGGCGCGCTCGCCCGGACGCCGAGCATCCTGCTGACGAACCTCGAAAGCATGAAGCGCCGTTCGGACTGCCTGTCTGGCATCGAGCAGCTTTTCACCTACGAGGTGCCCGACGAAGACATGCCGGACGAGATGATTGACGAGTGCGACCTCAACTGGGGCCAAGCCCGAGCCCAATACGTCGAGACGTTCAAGGCAGCACTTCCGGCATTCATTGCCCGCCACCCGGAATACGCCCCCACCGCAGAGCAGGCAGAGGCGGTGCGGGCGAGTGATCGGCTCGCAAAGCTGCTTGCCCACTGCTCCGACATGGGGATGACATATGACCGCCAATCCCGCGTCAGGGTTATTCGGGCGACGTTCAAGATCAACGAGAAAACCTCTGACTACCTCCAAGAGCAGTTCGCGCTGATCGCAGACGAGTTTATCGAGAACGCAGCCCCTGCTTCATCTGCCGGGGGGCAGGCATGAGCCGCTTGACCAAAGCGCAACGTGAGCAGGTTCGCCAGATGTTCAATGGCCGCTGCGCTTACTGCGGCGAGGCATTATCCGATCGCTGGCACGCAGACCACGTCGAATCAGTGAATCGGAAGATGATCATTGTTCCCGGCAGGGGCTTCGTGCCGACCGGCGAACTCTGGCGTCCCGAGAACGACCACATCGGCAATCTCATGCCGGCATGTCCTCCGTGCAACATCGACAAGCACGCGATGTCGCTCGAAAACTGGCGGCAGAAACTCTCGCGCTCAGTCGAAGTGCTGACGAAGAACTACCCGACGTTTCGGCACGCGCGCCGGTTTGGTCTCGTGCAGGAAACCGGTGCGACCGTTACGTTCTATTTCGAGCGAATCGCAAAGGCCGCCACATGACCGCACCCACAACCATCGACGGAGCGATGATGACAGACGAACAGATTATGCAGATGTGGTACGACACGCCTGCTGAGCGTTTCGGTGACGAAGTAGAAGATTCAGAAATCATCGCATTCGCCCGCGCCCTGCTATCTGCAAGCAAACCTGCCGCGCCGCAGGTGCATCAAGTTTCTGCTGGCGGCAATTGGACCACCGTTACGGAAGCGCAATACAACGCATGGAGCGGCAAAAAGAGGATCGCGCACGCCCCCTCGGCGGATGCGCAGGACGAGCGCGGGGCGGCGTTGACCGACGCTGATTTGAGTGACCTGTATTCATTTGCGAAAGGTGAGCCGCGCCCTGAATGGATCGACCATGCGCGGGAATTCATCGCAGCCCGCGCCGCGCTGCAATCCCCCTCGCATCCCACCGATGCAGCAGCGCCAGCGCAATCGGAACGGCCTGACCCGGACGATATTCAGGGTTGGTCAGTCACGGTCAACGTGAACGCTGTCGACGTTCTCACGATCGGCCACAACAGCCTGAGCGGGATCGACAACATCGGAGACTTCGCGCCGGTCGTGCGCAACTGTGCCGAGCATCTGCTTTCGTTTATCGGTGCCGCGCCAGCGCAATCGGGGGAGGCGATTGCGTTAGATGCGCATGAGCGAAATGCACTCAATGAGGCTATCAAGCTACTGCCGAGTATTTCGGCGCTGAAGACGTTACGCGATAAGTTATTCGCCGCCCCGCAGCCAGCACAGACCGTGGAAGCTGGCGAGCCGTGCGCGCACGACTACGTGCGATCGGATCGCGTATGCGTGGAATGCGGCGAGAAGGCTCCCGTGGTGCTGGACGATGAGCGGGCGGCGTTGGCAGACGTGCGCGATCAGCTTTCAGGCGCATTGATTTCGACCGGCCCCGTATGGCGAGAAATGGTTCGCCGAGCCATCGAAACGATCGACCGCGCCGCATCCCCGCAAGCCACAAACGGAGAGCAATCATGATCTGCCAGGAATGCGGCATGCCGTGCGAACCGGCCGAATACCACCCGTATGGCGCTTGCCTGATGTTCAAGGCCTGTCTCAACTCAGCAACGGTACGAGCCAGCCTCGATGCGATTCGTGAGCACGGTCGGCAAGCCACGGCGACGCAGCCAGCACAGAGGGACGCCTTGGCGAAGATGATCGCCGACCTTGAGTCCGAGCAAACATTCCTCGGATCGTCGCGAGACACGTGCAGCGAGTCTGACAAGCAGCGCTGGGATCGCATGCAGGTGATCGCTGACCACCTTTCTCAACAGCGGGGTGCGTGATGGGCTGGAGCATAGGATTCGACAGCAACTGGAATCGCGACATCGGCTACGGCGTGCCGGCCACCTGCGATCACCCAAATTGCACCTCAACGATCGACCGGGGCCTCGCGTATGTCTGTGGTGGCGAGCCGTACGGCGGTGAGCGCGGCTGCGGCCTCTACTTCTGCGGCCGTCACATGACGTGCTCTGCGTTCGGCCCGCAACTGTGCGACCGCTGCGCGACGCGTCGCAAGCCGTTTGACGCGAAGCCGGATCACGCCGACTGGATCAGCTGGAAGCTCACCGACGAGAGTTGGAAAGAGTGGCGTGACGACAACCAAGCTGTCGTGGAGCAGTTACGAAGATTGCTGGCGGCGCAGAAGCTACCGGACCTTGGAGCCAAGGCCGACCATGATGAGCCCCCCGAAAAACGCTAGCCCAGACAGTGCAAGTTTAGCGTTATCTCCAGTCGCAAAAATGGCGACCAGAGTGAAGCAAAGAAGCCACACGCAAATAACGGCCGCAGGACCGCTAGCTTCAAGGCTGAGTTTGATGTTTTTAAAGAAATCCATGCAACCCCCGATTTTTCTGAATCCTAGCATGACCGCAGCAGCACAACGAATGATTGAAACCACGCGCAAACACTGGGGTGTGAAATGAGCGACTACCTATCAGCGCAGGAGCTGGCCGACCTCGTCGGCTGCAAACCTAATCAGCGGGCCGCTATGGCCCACTGGCTCAAGGATAACCACTGGCGCTTCGTCGTCGACAAGAACGGTCTTCCAAAGGTCGCGCGCGAATACCGAGACCACAAACTCGGCCTCACAACAGAAAAGAACTCAGCGAAATACGATGCCGGCCCGAACCTCCAAGCCTTCGCGTGAGAATCACGTTGCCACAAACGAATCGACCGGCATCGATCGGCTGTACAAGCGATATGGCGCTCGGAAGATTTCGTTTTGGTACAAGTACCCCGACGGTCGTAGCGAGACGCTGACGACCGCGCCGCGCGGCGACCGGGCCGAGATCGCTATCGCGGAGCGGAGCGCGAAGCGTAAGGCGCTCGACATTCAGGCCGGCCAAGTGATAGCAGGATCGGTGGCGGATATGATCGATCGGTTCAAGACGGACATCGCGCCAACTCACTTCCGAGATCAATCGAAAGACGGCTTGGGCGTGCGCAATGGCGCCTATGAGCGCTTGACCAAATTCTTCGGCCGCATGGCCCCGAACAGCCTGGAAACGTTCCATGGCTATCAATATCTCGACCAGCGCGCGAAGGCCGGCGCACCGATTGGCGCCAACAAAGATATGGCCCTGATGCAGACGATCTGCAACTACGCCGTGCGCTGGGGGGTGATCAAGGCAAACCCATTCGTCGGGCTGATGCAGAACCAGGCTGACAAAGACGTTCGAACGATCGAGCGTTCGCAAATCGTCCGGTTCTACCTGTGGGCACTGCGACAGGACCAGGCCTATCGGACGATGGGCCTCGCCGCGATGTTCTGCTATTTGACGGGCTTCCGTGCAGCAGAGATTCGGCCCTATCACATGGCCGGCATCACCGACGCGGGGGTGAAAGTCGTCAACGCCAAGCGCAAGAAGGGAGAAAGCGAGACGCTGAAGTTGCGCCACTGGTCGACCAGACTGCGCGTAGTCGTCGAGCGCGCGAAGCGTGACCGAAAGGTGGCAAGCCTGTTCCTGTTTCCGAATCGTCGCGGACAGCCCTATTCAAAGAGCGGCTGGGGCTCGGTATGGCAGGACGCCATGTACACGTACATCGGCGGGTTCGATCCAGCGATCGCCACCGAGTACGAGGAAAAGAAGAAACGCGAGGCAGCACAGCGTATCGCAAGGCGCCGAGACAATCCGACAAGTGAGACGGTGGATCTCCAACTGACAAACCATCCAGCCTATTTCTCGATGCTCGACATCCGGCCAGCAGCGATCACCACGAAGCTCGAAAACCGCGATGACGACGCTTACGACTTTGCCGCGCATGCGAACCCAAGCACGACCCATCAACACTATGATCGCCGCAAGGTAAAGGCGGCCAAAGCTACAGAATAATTTCGGAACGGATGCCCTGAGACCCGCATAAAACCGTGAGTCAAAAACACGGTTTTGTTCCGAAATCAGAAACTGAAAGCCGTGATGGGCATGGCTGGCATGAGTTTTGACGGATGGATTGTGATTCCTGTTGTCGTGGGTTCGAGCCCCATCAGCCACCCCAAAGAATTCAAGCAGTAACTGTTTTGCAAACGGCGTTGTGAGAAATCTCACAACGCCGTTTTTGTTTTGGCGCTCGTGCGGAGTTTGATCTCGACAGGACGTGCGTGCGATCTACACCCCCTCTCTAGCTCCCCAATCCCGCATCGATCAACTCGCGCGCCGCGCGAAAGCCGG